TTATAGGGTTATTTGCATAAAAATCACTTAATTCTTTATAACTTTTTAAAGTAATACAGTTTCCTTTATTAAAAAAAAATGAAGTTCTTAGCATTCTTATAGTTCTAGTATCTCTATTATAAGCTTTTATAAAACTATTATTGAAATATTTACATAAACACCATTTTTTGAAATCTTCAAAGTTGTTTGGTTTTATAAAATTGTAGGGTACATTTTTGTTCCAAAATTCTATTGCATCTAAAGATGTTATACCTGTTTCTTGTCTTAATTTATTAATCCTTTGATTATATCTATTATAAATAAAAGTAGGTGTAAATCTTGATATTATCTTTTTTTCTCCTATACCACTATAATTAATAGACAAAGTTAATAACTTGTTCATATGTTTATGTCCATTTTTATTGTATTTTAAAAGCCTAACATTATTTGGATCTCCAGTGTTTAATAAATAAAATACAGGATACATATCACTTTGACCAAACATCTCTACAGGAGTGTTTAAACAATCATTTATATAATTTTTCCCTTTACTGTGTAAACCATACATTCTTCTTAATAAGTACATATGGAGTCTGTGAAATATGTAAGAACTGAATGCATCTACACCAACTCTAAGACATTCAGAAGTTCTTGAACACACAAAATCAGAATCTTCTTTAAAACCTTCACATGGTAATGTGCTAGTTACTTCTTTTGTTTTTTTTAATTGTTGGGTAGTTCATTGAAGAATTAAAAGATATTAATGAAATAAACTCTAGAAAAATATATTGACAGTTTGTTTTTTTAATACTATCTGTGAATCCACACAACCTCATCATTATTTTTTGAAAACATCTAAATTTTTTAAACATATTAATATCTTCATATCCAATTGCAAATGTATAATCATCTGAATGTACAAGATATCTAATTATCATGTTATTTTCAGGATACATTTTATTCCATAAATTTATGGTATATGAAAAACAACAGTCAGCTTTAAAAGAAGATGAATAATTAAATACACCTTGAAGAAAATTTTGAGTAGAGTGTAAGCAATAATTATTTTTAGATGCTTCCTTGATATATAATGTTCTTTCATTTAATGGAAAAACTTTATCTACTAAATTTTTTGGAACTTGAATTTTTTTGTCAGCCCATTGTGAAAAAATATTGCTAACCATATCTTTTAACTCTAAACTTTCATAACTGATACTTTCATTCATAGTTACAAAAGATTCCATAACTTCTGCAGCTGACCATTTAGAGCAATCACCATTTATATACATAACTTTAAGATTTTGTTTTACTGAATTATATATAACGTCATCTAGCATAGCCTGCATCTTCAAAAATTTATTATCACCAGGTACTGATATCATTTCTTCTCTACTGTGTCTACTTATATTTTTATAAACAGTTTCAGCTAATCTTGATTGAAGTTTACCTCCCATATTCATTACATAAAACTCTCTTTTTGCACCATATTGTGCTTTGATACATATATCAGCAACTACTTTATCTTTGTTATTTTTTAAATGGTCACAAACTG